TCTTTGACCTTGTGCTCCCGTTATTCTTACCGCTTGGTAATTAGCTTCTAATAAACTAATATTTGTTGCAGTTTTATTTACTACTCTTGTTACTTGCTCCTGCCCTATTTGTAAAGTTACATTCCCACCTTTTAATTTTAAATCTAAAGTTCCATCAGTATCATTCCAATTTAAACTTCCTGCTGCTGTTGGTACGTTTGTAGGTGTAGTATCAAATTCTAAGTTACCTAATTGAATACCGAACTCGCCTAAATTAACATCTGATGTTGCACCAGTGTAAGGAACTTTATCACCTAACTGTGTTTGAATAGAACTTGTAGCATCTAAGTAACTAAGCTGCGTTTCTGTTGTTGAACTTGTTTTTACCTTATTATTAGAATCTGTTACTAATACTTTACTTGCTACACTTGTACTACCTAATAATAAAATATCACCGGAAGATGTTCCGAAGTTTTTATTAAATGCTGTGTTCTTTGCAAATGCAGGTTCTACTCCTGTTAGATTTATTGTTAATGCCATTATGCAGTTATATTAAATGTTTCTGTTACAAAATTTGTCGATGTTCCACTCTGATTCAATACTCCATTTACATAGATTTCATATGTTCCTCCACAGCTTGTAGCTGTTGTTGTATAACTTCCTCCTGCTGCTACTGTTGTTATAATCGTTCCGATTGAACTGTATATTGTTACAACTGGACAGACTGCACTCGGTGATACATTGCCCACATATGGCATCGCACATCGATCACTTGTAAATGGTAAGACAAAAGCTATACTCATCTTCCATCCCGATACACTATCCACGAATCTCTCTGTGAAATCTTCCAACGTACTTACGTTATCCTGAAAGTTCCAATCGTATGAAGGATGCTTTAACTGTGCTAAGAAATCCTTTGCAATACTTAACTGATCCGATAGTACTTCTGTTTCGTTTACTTCGCCATTCTTCACAGCATCCATAAACAGCAAAGAGAATTTATAAGTCTCAGTCTTTGCAGAGGTGCTTACATCCACTCCTTCTAATGTTACCCAATTTAATGGATACTGAATGTCACCACTTGCAGCTATCTCCCAAATGTCACCGAATCCCCATGTATTAACCTGGAGGTGATTATTTGCTATTTCTTGTAGCTGCTGAACTATTTGATTTAATGTCATTCTTTTTCTTTATAAAATAGTCCTTAACTTTTTTCTCTACCTTCTTAGATATGTCTCGTTTCATCTAACAGTTATTAAGTTTACCATAATCAATATCTAATCCATAAGTATTCCCACCATCCCCTAAATACCATCCTTGCGTAAAATTATTAACCACCGGCTGAACTGTATCGATACCATTCCCTGCATCATTGTATAATGGATAGGTAGTATCGTTCTCTAATAAGTACCTGGTAATACGATCAGAATAGAACTCTGCTCTATCTTTAAAGAATGCCATTAATCTATCTAACTCAGCTACTCCAATAGTCTCAGCATTCTCAGAACTGCGAGTAACTACTCCTTTGTTCATTATCTTATACTGTAAGATATACGCTCCATCATGCAATACCCAATACTTTAAAGCAGGTGATACATAGGTATCTAATAACGTCTTATAACCAGTGGTTGAATTGACTGTGTTGTTTGATATCTTACTCTTTAAGTCATTGTATAAAGCTGTTCCTAATATAGATAAGATACGGATATCCTGTGTTTCTAAGATACTTGAACGCAATAACTTGATGTCTACATTCTCATCGATATAGGATGTATCTTTAATGTACTGCTCTGATATGAATAATATTTCTGCCATTTTAATTTGTTTTTATTACTACTTGTTTCCAAAGATGTCTACAAAATGGAACACTTACACCGCCTTTATTCCACCATCCACCTCTTGATTCCCACACATCTAATCCTTGCTCATTGTTTAATGTTTCAATCTCTGATCGTGAATATAACTTATCTTTATTCAATAAATCCACACAGAAATCTCTGCTATTCTTTTTGTCTGTTGCATCGAATCCTGCTCTCCATCCATAACGATACTTAACTTCGATATTGTCAGTCTTTGAATCTTCACTCGCTTTCTCACCCTTCTTTGTTGGTTCACTTCCCGAACTTAAATAACCCCTTTCAACTAATGATGTAATGATGTCATTTACTTCGGCTGTGCTAATCTTTAATACTTTTGCGATACTCTCGCTTGGCGTTAATACATCCTTGCTTAAAAGGTCTATAATAGCTTTCTCATTAGTCAGTAATTCCTCAGCAAATTTCTCTTTCTTAAATGTCTCAATACAATCCTCATCACTCTGCCCTTCGTAATCTCTTTCGTATAAGATGGTGCAATCGGATGCCTTTATACCGATGTTATCAAACCATTGATGTTCACACTTTTTTTTTTCAGCTGATAATGCTACTTTATAACTATTGTCAATCTGAGGCAATCCCATCATGTCGATGATCTGCTCAACTGGATAGGCATCATATACCTTCTGAATAATGCTATCAGGTAGTAATGACTTTATCGGTGTTGATTTCTTAAAGTAGATATAGTTAGCAATACCAAAGAATGAAGAGAACTGATTGATAATATCTTCTAAGATTCCTTGTCTGATACTGATGTATGTTGATTGGAACAACTCATACGCATCTAACATCTCATTCCTTTGCCCTAATGCTCCCTCTGTTGCTACTCCGAATAACACTGGACTAACTATGTTATGCGATGTGAATATCTCTTGATCAACCCTTTTGCCTATCTCAATAAACTGCTTATCTAAATCATTCGGACTGAATGACTGTATTGTAGGTGCATTATCTTGAGATGCATTGAACGTAATTACTAACCCACCTGCTTTATCTGTTCCGGTAGCTTTCTGCTTTATCTGTCTTTCAATCTGCTTCTTTGCTTCTTCTGTTGGAGGAACTCCATTGTTGAACGATATGATCTGCCCCATTGAGAATCCCGATTTGATGTTATTCAAATGAAAGTTAGATATCTCAATGTCTGTCTCTATTGCAGATGTTGCTCCTATATAATTCGGTATACCATATACGTTCTTATCAACTCCATTCTTAGGTGACTTCAGCTTAAACACGAATAACTGACTTCCCTTTACTTTATTCTCATAATCGAATGGTGCTAACTCTTTGAATCCCGTTTTTTCTTCTGTTTGTTTAGATTGTTTCCAATCGTTTGAATAGAAGTAAACTGATTCATCTGCATTGGTTCTTATCTTACTGATCGGCATATATGCGAAATCAGCGATTGTATTCCCCAATTTATCATAGATTATTTCGATTGCAATCGAATTAAATAACTCAAAGTCCTTAATCATGTCATTTATGAAAGGTTTCAGCTTACTAATAAACTTCTGAGTAATTGCTTTCTGATTAACTGTTGAGGTCTTATCATCAGTCACCAAACCACCACCATAGATATAGTTAGTCTTACCATTGATAATAGCATTGTGTTTCGCACATCGCAGATATAACTCTATAAGGTAATCGGGATAGTTATTATCCTCACCGAAGTAAATATACTCCTTATTTTTTACCTCTTTAAATTCGGGAACTTTATGATTCTCAAACTTTATGTATAATACGTTACTGGTTTCGCTCATGTACTTTATATGTTATATCCTGACCATTATAGGTGCTATAAGATTCGTTTGTTCCGATTACCTTAGCCATTCCTATCTCTAATAAATTACCTGCATTAGCTTCAATCAGATTGGTGCTTGATGCTTGTTCGTATATCTTATAAGTCCAACTTCCCAATGGTAACAATTCAATTGTTCCACTTGAGTAGTTTATTGTTCCACTTGTCTCTGTTAGTATGAACTCATCATATCGCTCCTGGTGAGTACTGATGTTTGACTGTAAGAAAGTAACACTTACATCGGTTACATCATTAGTAAACACGAATAGATAGTAAGGACTTGTTATAGTCACTTTCTCCTGCAATGTGCAGATCAAATTAGTATTAGTATTCTTTCTGATTACAAACATCATTTATAAGTATAAGAAAATACGATTTTGTGTAAAAAAAAGAGCGAACCTTTCGATTCACTCCTCTTTTTCTAAACCTAAAAACTATGAAATAAAAAGGTTAAGCAGGTACTGTTAATGTTGTTAGCAATGCCGCAGTTACAAAGTTAGCAGGATCTTTCTCTTTTCCGGTGATTGTCAATGTATATCCTGACATATCCCCGAATGCTTTTCCTGTTGTTCCTTCTGCACCTGTTACATCCGCTCCGTAAACTTGCCCCATCAATTGGTAAGTTCCATTGTTATCTTTAATGATAACCATTAAACGATTCTGTAATAAGATATGCAATGCGTTTCTTCTTGCAGCAGTCATCTTACCTTTCAATGTAAAGGTAGCAGATTGGTCATAAAATAATGTACCATTCTCAACACTTCTTTGAGGTGTAGACATGAATTGACCATTTTCTTTCTCAAGCTGAAATGTCCAAAACTTTTTACCACTTGAACAAGTCATTGCAGTAATAACTCCTGATGCCGCTGTGATATTCCCTTGAGGAACATTGGTGTATTCGGTGAGATATATCTCAGCCACGCCACCGATTGCATCAGCACAATCTATTTCTACTCCGTTAATTATTATACAAGGCATTTGTTATAAGTATTTAAGGGAGAGGTGTTACCCTCTCCCGATTAATTAAGAATTTTTGTAAGTCACAATCTCAGATCCAAAGTTAATCTCGCATCCTGCCTTCCACTTGATAGAACCTTTTACGTTCTGATCATCTGCTGAATACCAAAACTTCGCTTCTTCATATTCGTTAGCTAAGTCAGTTCCATAAACCATGTTCTGAGGATAAGTACAAACGATACGATCATTGTATTTCGCTTGAGATGTTGCAATGTTGTTCAAACCATGAACAGCTACAACTGACAATCCACTACCTGGTAATGTAATCTGACCAGTCTTGTATGCTTCTGTAGTGTTTACATTGAAGTTAAAATTATCAGCATCTTTAAGAGCGATGATTAACTTACGGAATGTATCCCATCCACAAAATGCTACTAATGGATACTCAGGACGTGCTAACAAAGCTACTGGAATCTTAGTGTAAACATCATCAAAGATAGCTACAACATTAGCTGTTGTAATAGCTGCTGTTGCTGTTGCGTATACTGGAGATGCTGCATCAATTACTTTCAACCATCCATTCATTTGCTTCAATACTTGGTTACCTGTTGAAGTAGTATCACCTTGCCATACTAACTGCTCCATACCTGAAGTAATGTTTTGAACAACTTGATCAACGATTAACTTCTCGAAAGGCAAAGAATCGTAGTTAGAACCTGCGATTAATTTCGTAGATAAAAACTTGCTTTCTAATGTCTCAGGACAAAAAGTATCTTGCCATTTTAATTTAGTTACTGTCAATACTCTATCAGAGAATACTGAAGAAC